GCTGAAGAGGGTGAGACAAACAATACATCTAATCCTGTGGCAGCTGCAACGGGCAATGTGACCAACCAAGCTGTCCAATTTCAAAATAATGGTGCTCCATCTAGACAACAATATGGTCCAAACATAAGTTGTAATGGTAGTACCATGACTTTCTCACCTTTCTATATGGGTAATCATACTACCCCGTGGGATGAGAATATGGTTCAACAGAGCTACACTGCAGCTGAAAACTGGGGATTCCAAGTGAATTTCATGGTTCCTCTTGATAAGAGAGGATTAGAACAATGCAGACGTATGGCAGCACGACAAGAAGAGAAGATGCAGCTTAACTATGAACTTGTACGGATAGATAACTGTGCAAAGCTTCAACAGAAAGGTTTTATGCTTCTTCCCGGTTCTCGTGTCTATCATATGTGTAGTGATGTAATCGCTATATCTGCTTGGAAAAAAGCAGAACAAAAGGTTCTTAAATGTAAGAGCCCACCTAAACCTTGGTATAAACCTTGGCATAAACCTAAAGAAACTTGTACAATGAGCACCTTATCAAAACAAAGAGAAGCAGCTGAAAAGAAAGAAAAAGAAGCTGCAGAAGCTAAAAAGTCCGAACAGAAAACCACTACCACTAAAGAATAATGTCACTCTTAATCAAGCCCATCCTTCTCGCCTTTATTAAATCAGATTCAGTTAAGCAGCTTATAGTCGATGTACTAGAAGCTTATGTTAAACGTACTGATAATAAACTTGATGACAAAGCACTCGAAATTGTAAAAGAAAAACTATTCAGTTAACATGGCTAAAACTAAGTCCAAAAAACAACAGCTTCAAGATTTAAAGCAGAAAGAACACGACAAAAGGTACATTAAAACTGCTAAAGCTAAGAAGAAAGATCCAGAAGCACCTTACAGTGATAATCCAACACCCGGACATCCCGGTTGGAATCTATCTAGAAAAGGTAAAGGTCCGAACTCGGTGAATGTATAATGGCATACACATACGATGAAGATGGTAGTGAAACAGAATCTATAGAACAAAGACAAAAAAAGAAAAGAAACCCTGTCTTAGATCCTGTTGAAGAAATGCTCACAAACCCAGAAAACAAAGCTCCTGCTTCTAAATTCATTAAGAGGCAAAAGAGACTAGACCAATTAATAAAAGACATGTAATGAAGAAAGCCACAGAAGATCAGTTCAACGAATTACACAGCCTTGTCACAAAAGAATTCCTTAAACGGGTCAAAAGTGGCGAATCTTCTACCCAAGATTTAAAAGCAGCATGTGATTGGTTAAAAACAAATGACATCACAGGTATAGCTTATGATGGAAGTCCACTAGATAAACTCGCTAGAGTTATCCCAACAATAGATCCAGACTTAGTAAGTAGGAGGATGTATGGCAAGTCGCACAGCTGAGTACTATCGAAGCAACCCAGAGGCTCGGAAGAGGCGATTGGAACAACAGAAAAGATATCAGAAGACTCAAAAGGGGAAAGAAATCAAACTTAATGCTAATAAATTAAGAAATAAACTTGGGTTACAAGTTGGAGATCCTAGAGATGCTTCACATTATGCAGGTAGTAAAACAGAAGGTCGAGCTATGTCTGCAAGTAAAAATAGATCACGCCTATCAATTAAGAGGAGGAAAAAGTAAATGGCTAAAGATCCTAATAAGTTCTGGTTTAATGATAAAACTGGTACTGGTTGGAAACGTGACACAAATATAGAAAGTCCTAGTTATGGTAAATGGGTTCAATTTAAAAATTGGACAAGGATAAAAGGTTCTGAAGTGGATTCTCTTAATCCAATGGCACCTTTAGTTTCAGGAGCTAAGAACCTTAGTAAATTACTTACTAATCAAGGTGCATCTAGAAAAGAGAAACTAGCACAAGGTTGGACAGTAAACTCACGTGGTCGTTGGTCTCCTCCTCCTACTCAAACAGATGAGGCTCAAGCAGCAGAAGATCCTAATACATATGTACCTCCTACAGATGTAGATTTAGCAGCAATTCAGAATTATTCTCAACCTATTCAAAACTTACCTAATACACCTTCTTTACAGTATGAGTATAACCCTGCTATAGCTACAGATATATTAAGTCAATTAGGGATAAACCAAGCTGCACCTGAACCGGAAACTAAATCAGAACCAAAACCAAAACCTGAAAAAGAAACTGTAAAAGAACCTGCTTTTGTAGGCTCACATAAGAACCAAGATGTACCTGCATTAGAAGGTACAGGTGGTGGTGCTTTAAGAATACAGAAGAAATTGATGGATGCAGGATTTACACAAAGTGAATTGAATAAATTACAAATAAAAAATAGGAAAAGAAAAGCTGGGCATAAGTACTGATGTCTATTATATCAATGATAACAGGTAATGAGACGCCTGTTGGACAAGAATGGGTTGATGATAGAACTGAAGAAGCTAAAAGATTAGCCCAAGCTGCAGTCCAAAAAGTTAATATTTGGTCGGCTGATAATCCAGATACATGGACTGATGATGCTCTTCGATGGGCTGGTGGTGCTGTAAAAAGTACTGGTAATTGGTGGCAGGAGAATACTGCTGAACAAGAAGGTATACATGATGACTTATTACGAAGTGTAGGCTGGACAGGTGGAAAAGCAATGCAAATTTTAGATGCTGGAAGCTACTATGGTGGAATGGCTGGCGGTAAAATTGCAGAATTCGTTGGTGTAGATGCTAGAATTGGTGGCTTTGCTGGTAATATTATAGGTGATGTAGCTTTAGGAGGTGCCTTTGCTAAGGTAGGGCAATCTGCTAAAACTTATAACCGAATAAAAAAATTAAGAGCTTTAGGTGTTGATGATTTACAAATCCAACATTTATTTACTCGTAAACATGCTTTTGCTTATGGTGAATTAGCAGATGCACCTAATGATGTTAAGTTAGCTTTACTTACTAAAAAACCTCAAGCTGGTAAGAAATTACTAAAAAATTTAACTGCAGAGGTTAATGTTCCTTCAGGATCTACAACTAGAAGGGTTACATTAGAAATGATACCAGATGCAGCAAATATTAACATACCTCGTAATATTAAAGGTTTAGAAGGTTCAGAAGAGTGGATACAAGGTGCATATAATCATTATAGAAAAAATATAGATGAATCTATGCCTATGAAAGGTTATCCAAATTTCAAGTTAAATGGTAAAGAATTTAGAGCTACCCCAGGTTCAAAAGGTAAACTTACAGCTTTAGATACTGCTAAAAAAGCAGCTTCACGAAAATCCAGATATGTTACAGAGGAATTATGGTTGGATGAATTATATACTGTATTAAAAGAGTTTAATATGGAAGATAAAGCTGAAGAATTTATCAGTATTATTAAAAAAGGAAATAAAGTACAAGCAGATCGTAGAACTAGACTTAATAAAGCTTTAAGAAATCGTGGTGTTATAGATCTTAGTGAACATTTTACTATTGAACATATTGGTGCTTTAAAAAATAACTGGCCTGATGTACCTGAAAATAGATGGGGTCTTATTAAACGTAAATTAAATAGCAGAGCTGGTGCAAAGATGGATCCACCTCAATTGAATATACGTTTATCAGGAACTCCAAAAACCATGAAAGAATGGGTAATTAAACAGGAATTAGGTGATTTAGATTTTACAGAAGATTTACCAATTAAAGTTAGACGAGCTATACTTGCAGCAACTAAAAAAGTAAAAGGTAAAAAAGTAGCTGATCCAGAAAAAATAGATGACATTTTAGAAGTTTATTTTAACTCTATTACAAAATAATTAACTATGGTAAAAGGTAACGGCAAAAAGCCCGGAAACGGCAACGGTAAAAAGGACAATGAAAAGAACAAGAACACTAGTACATCAACATCAAAAAAAGACAAAGCAACAGCAATTGGTAAAGGTTTGAGTGCCCTTGGATCTAGTCTGAAAGGCATAGCAACAGCTAATGCTCCATATCAAAGTACTGACTATTCACCTATTTCTGAACGTAGACAACAACCAATAGATATCAGTCCATTCGATGAACAAGACACAAACGACGCACGAGGTTAACTATGGCAAAAAGCGCAAAAAACATTGATGCATTCAGAGATGGTGATTTCTCTGGTTCTGACACTAAAGTTGCAGGATCACGTAAAGATTTAAAAAAGCATGGTATTGATACCAATTATAAAGGTGGAGATCCTGCTATGGACGCTACTATTGACGCTATCAAAAAAGACCCTCTAATGAAACACATGTGGG